AATTTATTACAATTAAATATGAATATCAAGGAAACGAAGAAGAGTATAATCCAAGCTGGGCGAAAAGCAGTTGAAGAGTTAATTAAAGTAGCTAAAGAACCTATTGTAGATTCAGATGATGATATATCAGCTGATAGATTAAAAAACGCTGCGGCTACAAAGAAATTAGCAATATTTGATGCTTTTGAAATATTAAATAGAATCCACGAAGAAGAAAATATGCTTGAAGGAAAACCTATAGAAGAGGAAAAGAAAGTTACTTTTAAGGGATTCGCAGAAGGAAGGTCTAAATGATGTATAAACAAACGTTATATAAGGTTATAGAACCTATAAAATCAAATGTCATAAAAAGATTAAACAAATCTAAAAAATGGGATTATGGTTACAATAAAGAAAATGACGTTGTTGTTATATCTAAGACAGGTATGATAGGTGAAATACTTGAAATACAAGGTTTTAAAATAGCACTACCTAAACAACCAACCAATATATACTCTTGTAGTAAAATAAAATCAGAGCAAAAATGGAAACAATTTCCAGCTAATCCTGATTTCAAAAGAATTAAAACTGTATTTGATTGGCAAGATTATCCAGATGATTTTAAAGAGAAACACTATGGATATATAGACGAAGAGTTTAGAAGAAGAGAAGAGGGGTTTTGGTTTATGAATAATGGTAAACCAACATACTTGACAGGTACGCATTACATGTATTTACAGTGGAGCAAGATTGATGTTGGAGCCCCTGATTTTAGAGAGGCTAATAGGTTGTTCTTTATATTTTGGGAAGCCTGTAAAGCCGATAGAAGATGTTATGGGATGTGTTATTTAAAAAATAGACGTTCTGGTTTCTCCTTTATGAGTTCAGCCGAAACAGTTAATCAAGCTACTATATCAAGTGATAGTAGATTTGGTATATTATCTAAAACTGGTGCTGATGCTAAAAAGATGTTTACTGATAAAGTTGTACCAATAAGCATTAACTATCCATTCTTTTTTAAACCAATACAAGATGGTATGGATCGTCCAAAATCTGAACTAGCATATAGAGTACCAGCAAAGAAGTTTACTCGTAGAAAGATGAGACAAAGAGAGGAGCAAGACGATATGGAGGGACTAGATACAACTATAGACTGGAAAAATACAGGTGATAATAGTTATGACGGTGAAAAACTAACACTATTAGTACATGATGAGAGTGGTAAGTGGGAGAAACCTGATAATATAAAAAATAACTGGAGAGTTACGAAAACTTGCTTAAGATTAGGTAGTAGAATTATAGGCAAATGCATGATGGGATCAACAAGTAATGCATTAGACAAAGGTGGAGATAATTTTAAAAATCTATATTATGACTCAGATGTTACACAAAGAAACAAAAATGGACAAACTAAGTCGGGATTATATTCTTTGTTTATTCCTATGGAATGGAATTACGAAGGCTTCATTGATGAATTCGGACAGCCTGTTTTCGATACTCCAGAAAAACAAACATTTGATCCACATGGAATAGAAATAGAATATGGTGTTGTAGATCACTGGGAGAATGAAGCTGAAGGACTAAAACAAGATCAAGATGCTTTAAATGAATTTTATCGTCAATTTCCAAGAACAGAGGAACATGCTTTTAGAGATGAGACGATAAATAGTTTATTTAATCTAATTAAGATATACGAGCAAATAGATTTTAATGAAGGCCATAGAGATTCATCTGTAATAACAACTGGTAATTTTCAGTGGATAGGTGGCGTAAGAGATACCAGTGTTGTTTTTAATCCTAATAGAAACGGTAGGTTTAAGGTTAGTTGGATGCCTAGTTCTAATATACAAAATAATGTTGTAGTTAAAAATGGCATAAAATATCCAGGTAATGAACACATGGGTGCGTTCGGTTGTGACTCATATGATATATCTGGAACAGTAGATGGGACAGGATCGAAAGGAGCCTTACATGGATTAACAAAGTTTTCAATGGAAGATGCTCCAGCTAACACGTTCTTTTTAGAATATATAGCAAAACCACAAACAGCTGATATGTTTTTTGAAGATGTTTTAATGGCATTAATATTTTACGGAATGCCAGTGTTAGCAGAGAATAACAAACCTAGACTTTTGTATCATTTGAGAAGAAGAGGTTACAGAGGGTTCAGTATGAACAGACCGGATAAAGTGTGGAATAAATTGTCGGTTGCTGAAAAGGAAATAGGTGGTATACCTAACTCGAGTGAAGACATAAAACAAGCTCACGCAGCAGCGATAGAAATGTATATTAATGATCACGTGGGATTAGTAGAAGAGGGATTATATGGTAACATGTATTTTAATGATACTCTACATGATTGGTCTAGATTTGATATAACAAAAAGAACAAAACACGATGCATCAATAAGTTCTGGCTTAGCGATTATGGCGTGTAATAGACATTTATATAGGTCAAATCCTAAAAGAGATATATCATCATTAAATTTAAATATATCAAAATATAATAACAAAGGATTTTCATCAAAAATAATTAAACAAAAGGTATGATAGATAATTTTGTAAATTTTCCATCTCAAGCGGTAAGCGACAAAGAAAAAGCTTCCATGAAATATGGGGAGAAGGTAGCCAAAGCTATAAGGTTTGAGTGGTTTTCTGGAAATAGATCTAAATTTGAGGGACACTTAAGTAATTTCCACAAGTTAAGATTATATGCTAGAGGAGAACAATCAATACAGAAATATAAAGATGAATTATCAATTAATGGTGATTTATCTTATTTAAATTTAGACTGGAAACCAGTACCTATTATACCTAAGTTTGTAGACATATTAGTAAATGGTATGGCTCAAAGAAATTTTGAAATTAATTGTTTTTCTCAAGATCAATACGGTGTGAGTAAGAGAACAGAGTACATGGAGTCTATGTTGAGAGATATGCGTTCTAGAGAGTTTAACGACTTACTAATGCAACAGTTAAACATGGATTTATATGAAAATCAAAAGGAACAACTACCAGATTCAGAAGAAGAACTAAAACTACACATGCAATTAAATTACAAGCAAGCTGTAGAGTTAGCAGAAGAACAAGCAATAAATGTTTTACTAGAAGGTAGTGATTACGATCTTATAAGAACTAGATGTTTGTATGATATAGCAACAATAGGTATAGGTTGTACTAAAACCACATTCGATTGGAGTGATGGAGCTAGAGTTCAATATGTGGATCCAGCTAATTTGATATATTCATATACTGAATCACCATATTTCGATGACTTATATTACGTTGGAGAAGTGAAGGAAATACCAATCAATGAACTTGTAAAAGAATTTCCTGAATTAACTGAAAGCGAAATAAAAGAAATAACAGATAAATCAACAGATCCACTAGTATACGCGGCAGATAGAGATAAAAATAAAGTACACGTTTTATACTTTAATTATAAAACCCACGCTAATGATGTTTATAAAGTTAAAAAAACAGGAAGTGGAGGCGATAAATTAATACAAAAAGATGATTCGTTTAATCCACCTAAAGGAAAAGAAGGAGATTTTGGTAAGCTAGAAAGAGTTATAGAGTGTTTATATGAGGGTGTATATGTGTTAGGTTCTAATAAATTATTAAGATGGAGAATGTCTCCAAATATGATGAGAACTCAATCTGACTTTAGTAGAGTTAAGATGAATTACCAAATAGTTGCACCTAGAATGTACAAGGGTAGAATAGAATCTTTAGTTGGTAGAATAACTGGTTTTGCTGATATGATTCAATTAACCCACTTAAAACTACAACAAGTGATGTCAAGAATGGTGCCAGATGGTGTTTATCTAGACGCGGATGGTCTAGCCGAAATTGATCTTGGTAATGGAACAAACTATAATCCACAAGAAGCATTAAATATGTTCTTCCAAACTGGTAGTGTTTTGGGTAGGAGCTTTACATCTGAAGGGGATCCTAATCCTGGTAAAATACCTATACAACAAATACAAAATGGTGCTGGTGGAAATAAAATACAAAGTTTAATTACAACTTATAATTATTACTTACAAATGATTAGAGATGTGACCGGACTTAATGAAGCTAGAGATGGTACGGTTCCTGATGAAAGAGCTTTAGTGGGTGTTCAAAAACTAGCTGCTGCTAATTCAAATACAGCAACAAGACACATATTACAATCGATGTTATATTTGACTGCTGAATCAGCTGAATGCTTATCGCTAAGAATAGCTGATATTTTACAGTATTCTCCAACTAGAGATGCTTTCATAAGAGCAATAGGAGCGCACAACGTAGCTACTCTAGATGAAATAAAAGAGTTACATCTTTTTGATTTCGGTATATTTATAGAATTATTACCAGATGAAGAAGAAAAGCAAATACTTGAAAATAACATTCAAGTAGCTATTGCTCAAAAAATGATTGATCTTGATGACGCTATTGATCTTAGAGATGTTAGGAATATAAAACTAGCAAATCAATTATTAAAAGTTAAGAGAAGAAAGAAGTTAGAAAGAGATCAAATAATGCAACAACAAAACATGCAAGCTCAAGCTCAGGCGAACGCTCAAGCACAGCAAATAGCAACTCAATCTGAAACAGATAAGTATAGAGCTAAAACAGCTAGTGACACAGAACTAGAGCAAGTTAAAAGTAATTTAAAAATCCAATATCTAGAACAAGAAGCTAGAGTTAAAAAGGAATTAATGGCTTTAGAATTTAAGTTTAATTCTGAGTTAAAAGACAGAGAATTGGCTGATGCTAACAGGAAGGAAATGTTGAGAGAAGACAGACAAGATGTTAGAGACGAGAAGAATAGAAAAAGTCAAATGGACTTAGAAAGACAAAAAAACAAGGGTGATTCTGGTAAAGCTTTTGAATCATCAGGTAATGATATACTAACGGGAGGTGTAGATACAAATAGATTTGAACCTCTTTAATATTTAATATTTTATAAAATTTTATTATGGCAGAAGAAAAAGAAAATAAGGTTGAAGAACCTAAGGTCGAAGAGACTAAAAGTGAAAAAAAATCAACACCAACAAAAGTTAAGATAGAAAAACCAAAAGAAACTTTAACTAAAGTTAACCTATCTAAACCTGTAGAAGAAGGTGTTAAAGAACAAGTCGAAGAAAAACCAGTTGTTGTAAACGAGGAAGTTAAGGTTGAAGAAAAAGATGACACTCCAGTTATTCAGGATGTCACAAATGAAAAACCCCTTGAGGTTAAAAATGAAGTTAAACAACCAGTAGTAGAACCAGAACCAGGGCCAGATTTACAACCAGTTCCAGAAAATATAGAAAAGCTAATGGCATTTATGGAACAAACAGGTGGTGATTTAAACGATTACGTAAAATTAAACAGAGATATATCTAAATTAGATGACTCTGATGTTCTTGATGAATATTACAGAACAACTAAATCTCATTTAACTCCAGAAGAAAGAAACTTTATGTTAGAAGAAAACTATGGTTTTGATGAGGAGGTTGATGATGCTAAACAAATCAAGAAAAAGAAAATAGCCCTCAAAGAGCAAGTTGCCGAGGCGCGAGCCTACTTAGACAGGCAAAAGTCTAAATACTATGAAGATATCAAAGCTGGGTCAAAGTTGACACCTGAACAACAGGAAGCTATTGATTTTTATCATAGACACAATGCTGAAGTTGCAGAACAAGAAAAACTATCTGAAGCTAGTAAAAACAACTTTTTACAAAAAACTGAAAATGTTTTCAATGAAAATTTCAAAGGTTTTGATTATCAAATTGGAGACAAAAAATTTAGGTTTAACGTTAAAGATGTTGATAAGGTTAAGGAAACACAGAGCGATATAAGAAATTTTGTCAATAAGTTTGTTGATAAAGATAACACAACTATCGAAGATCCTCAGGGTTACCATAAATCCTTATACACAGCGATGAATGCTGATAGAATTGCTCAACATTTTTATGAGCAAGGTAAAGCTGACGCTATAAAAGAAACTATTGCTAAAGATAAAAACATAGATATGAATCCTCGTAAAACTTATGGTGAAACAGAAGTTGGAGGGGTTAAATATAGGGTTTTAGGTGATTCTTCTAGAGACTTCAAGTTTAAAATTAGAAAGAAAAATTAACAATTTAAAAAGAATTTATTATGGCAATTAATCCGGGCGATAATTTGAATAGTGTTCCTGCTCCTAAGCAGCAAACATTATCTACAAATTATTTAGATCTTTCATCCAGTGCTGGATGGGGACAACAATACGTGCCAGACTTAATGAGAGAAGAAGCTGAGGTTTTCGGACCGAGAACTATTTCAGGTTTCCTTTCACAAGTCGGTGCAGAAGAGTCTATGCAAGCTGATCAAGTTATTTGGTCTGAGCAAGGTAGACTTCATTTATCTTACACAGGTAATGTAAACAATGGTACAGGTGGTGCAAACAATGGTGGTGCTGCTTCGTCACAAATCACTATAACTGCTGATATAGATGGTACAAGTGGTTTTGACGCTACGAAACACGGTATTAGAGTTAACGATACTGTTATCGTTGCTAATTCAGACGGTGTTTTTAAATGTTTAGTAGTAACAGCTGCTGCTGGTGCTGCAACAATAGACGTTTTACCTTATGGACAACAAAATTTATCTACAAATGCTACAGCAAATGGAACTACTATATTAGTTTATGGTACTGAGTACGGTAAAGGCGACTCATATAGAGTTGGTGGTGCCGCTGTTGACAGTGTTGCAACTGATAGAAGAGGTGCTAACGAGCCTGACTTTAAAACTTTCCAGAACAAACCAATTATAATGAAAGACTACTACGAGGTATCAGGATCTGATGTTTCTAGAGTTGGTTGGGTTGAAGTTGTATCTGAAGAAGGTATGTCAGGATATATGTGGTATTTAAAAGCTGAATCTGATACTAGATCAAGATTTTCTGATCACGTTGAAATGGCAATGTTAGAAGCTGAAAAAACAGTTAACGCAACATCACTTGTTGACCAAGCAGCTGTTTTAGAAGGAATCACTGATGGTAATCCTGCTGGTACTGAAGGTTTGTTTGCTGCTATCGAAGATAGAGGTAACATAACTACGGGTGTAACAGGTGTTAACGCTGCTACTGATTTAGCTGAGTTCGATGCTATTTTAGCTGAATTTGACAAACAAGGTGCTATTGAAGAATACATGATGTTTGTTAATAGATCAACTAGTTTAGCAATGGACGACATGTTAGCTTCTATGAACTCTTATGGTGCTGGAGGTACTTCTTATGGAGTATTCGACAACGATGAGAACATGGCGTTAAATTTAGGTTTCTCAGGATTTAGAAGAGGTTCTTATGACTTCTACAAATCTGACTTTAGATACTTAAATGACAAAGCTACAAGAGGTGGAATTAATGATGCTGCTGGTGCAAACGCAATTAGAGGTGTTATGGTTCCTGCTGGTATGTCTACTGTGTACGATCAAATGGTTGGTT